TATTAACTACTCATCCTTTGCTGAGACAGGGTATGACTTTGTTGGTGACCTAATAGCTAAAAAGAATACACCCTACATTGCAGTTTACTCTAGGTTGACAGAAGAAGGTTTTACTGGTAGTGAACAAGCAGGGTATGAATCAATCAGACCATCCTCATTGCTTGTGTCAACAGCATGGGACTTCAACTCTAACTTTGGTGCTGGTCAACAGGCATACAGACTGAAGCACCCTGTAGTTGTAGACCCTGACAATCTAGCAACCTTTAATTACCCTGAGGATGTTATTACAACTAGACTTAAAGTAAGAGGTCATGGTCGTTCTGTACGTATCAAGTATGAGAGTGAACAAGGCAAAGACTTTATTCTTTTAGGTTGGGGTCTGGTACAAGGTAGAAACAATAGGTTTTAATGTCAACTATAATTAGAGAAGCAACAGAAGAAGACATCTTTGATGTTCTAATACTAGCCAAAGAGTTTTCTAAAGAAGCACCCAGCACACATACTTGGGACAAGAATAAAACAGAAGCATTCCTTAATTCAGCCTTACTGAACGACAACATGGTTTTGTTTGTATTAGAAGTAGACGGTGAAATTGTAGGTTCAATACTAGGTTTTGTTATTGAAGTTTACATGTCACACAAAGTTCAATCTACTGAACTTGCATGGTTTATTACAAAAGAATATAGAGGTAAACCAAGCTCCATTAGATTAGTAAAAGCTTTTGAAAAATGGTCTATTGACAAAGGCGCAAATCAAATAGGTATGGGAGATATTGAAGGTATCTCTAACCTAGAACATCTATACACTAGGATGGGCTATAAAAAGGCTGAGTCCGTGTACATAAAGGAGATTTAGAATGGCAGCATTAACGACCATAGCAATAGGGGCAGCAGTTGTAGGTACTGGTGTAGCAGTAGTAGGTGCTCAGAAACAAGCAAAAGCTGCTAAACAAGCTGCACAAGCTTCACAACAAGCTACTCAAGTTCAAATCCAGCAACAACAACAAACAGCCACTCGTCAACGTAGAAGTGCTGTACGTTCTAGTATCATAGCTAGAGCAAGAGGACAACAATCTGCACAAGGTCGTGGTGTAGCAACATCATCAGGATTCCAAGGCGGCATATCATCTTTGTCATCTCAGCTTGGTTCTAACCTAGGTTTTGGTTCTATGATGAGTGGGTTAGGTCAGCAGTTTACTGGGTTGTCAGGTCTTGCTGCACAACAAACAGCAGCATCCCAAAGATATGGAGCTATATCAAACATTGGTATGCAAGTAGCTCAATTTGGTTTTAGTAACATTGGTTCAAGACCACCTTCTTTAAGTGCAGGTGAAAAAACTTTTGGTACTGGAAGTGACTATATTACATCATCAACAGCAGGGTAACTAAATTATGGCTAACATCTTGACTCTTGAAGATTCTATTTTCAACTCTCAAACATTATCTCAACAACTAGAGGAAGAAAATGAAACAGAAGTGTTTAACCCACTATCTGAAGTTGAAACTATTAAAGCTCAAGAGTTAGCTATTGCAATAGATGGCGACGAGAATGAAATCCGTGAGGCTCGTGCTAACGGTGACACCAACCATACGTCTGTGGTAAAGACAGAAGGTGGTGAGTTCGACTATAATTTGTCAATAGACCAAGCCTACAACGATGGACTAAAACCTGAAGACATTGCAGAAGTAATCCAGAACCGTAAAGACAAAGGTGAGGACATGGGTTTACCTGAGTATATGCTCATGCAGAACCTTATGTTATCTGACAACGATATTAATCCTTACGGTGCTCGTACCCTCACCAACATGGAAACATGGAATCGTCTTATCCAAAGAGAGATAGAGGATAACGATCAGTCAGGTTTATCTAAGGCTCTAACATTCTTAGACGTTAACATCTTACGTGAGATTACAATAGGTGCTTTCGAGAATGTTACCTTCCGTTCTAATCGTGAGGGTGTTGACATACGAGAAGCATTCACAAGCCTTAAACCTAGTGAGTTTGAGGAGTGGGCTAAGGAGTATGTAAAGGAACGTAAGAGTGAGGGTATCTTCTCTACTGACTCTATATGGAACTTACACAAGTCAGCTAACGATGCTCTATACGTAGGTAATGATCCTATGGCTGGAGCTAATGCTGTATTTGGTGTAGCTGACATAGCTACCTTAGGTTACCTTAAAGGTGCTACAACACTTGCAACAGCACTCAAAGCTGGTAAGAACTCAACTACAGCAAACAAGCTATTGTCTCTGACAAAAGTACGTAGACCTGTAGATGCTGTTGCTGTCATTAAAGGTGAAGTACCAGCAGCTAATGTACTATCTAAGTCAGTAGATGACATGGGTATACAGGTCGATGAGATAGCTGCAGGGCGTAACCTACCTGAAGAACTAGACCCAGTACAAGGACCATCAGCACGTCCCTCAGGTGTCACCTTACGTCAGAACAACCGTAAGACAGTCCTGATGGAAAAGATTGAAGAGATGAACCGTCGAGGTTCTTTCGGTGAGTATGTATCAGCATCAACAATAGCCAAAGCAGCTGATGATATTGCTGTTAAGATAGCTAGTCGTACAAATGATGTGGTTGTTAACAGCCGTAAAATCTTTGACGAAGGATCAGACGACTACAAGGTTGTGGTCCGTATGGGTAAGAATGGCTCAGGTGCTCCTTTCCGTTTGAAACGAGATGCTGAAGCTATAGCTGAGGGTGACCCAAGTCTTAAGGTTGTCAAGAGAGAAGAGGGTAACGGTTACTTCATAGAAGCTGAACAACGAGTAGACATACTTAAATTACCTGAGGCAGCTGATAGGTTTGACAAGGGTGGTATTATTGGTGACTCAATTAATAAAATGTTTGGTCCAGCTACTGTTCGTCTAGGTGAGAAGATTGGTGGTAAGTTTATGCAAGCTGAAGCTGGTCAAGCTTTAGTAGGTGACCTAGTTAAACCATACCAGAAGATTATTAACAAAGTTAAGGGTTCTGAGAGAACGAACCTAAGTGACTTTATGACACAACTAAGAGATGGTGAGTTGTCATACTTACGTAAAGCTCCTACTAAGGAAAGCTTTGAAGCATTGTACAAGACTATGTACGGTAGTACCCCATCCAAACAAACCTTAGAAGCTTATGATGCTATAATTGACATCAGTGATACATCTTGGCAGATCAGATCAAGTGATCGCCTTAAGAAAGTTGTAGCTGAGGGTGGTGTATATGCTGAGTTTACAGATGACTTTGCAGATATTGTTTACCGTGTTGACAATGTAAGAGTAAAACTACCAGATGACGAATTAGTATTAGACTTTGCTACAGGACGTAGCATTCGTAAAGCAGAACTAAATCCAGACCAAATCGTATTTAAAGTTCCTAGTACATATATGGATCATTTGTTTGTCACTAACGTCAAGTCTACTCGTGCACTAGAACGTGTGGATGTTATGCCTTACAACGTAGGTGGTCCTCGTACAAATGCTGAGTTCCGTTGGTTTGTTGGTACAACTAAGGAACAAACCTTGGTGTCAGGTAACAAGATTAGTGGTGGATTTAAGACACTGTTAGGTTCTTTCGGTAAAGAGCAAGCACAGTTAGCTGTCTTACAAATAAATAACATCACCCGTAAAGTTAAAGCACTTATGGATACTCAAGGTGTTGACGATATAGGTAAGCTTGCCTTATCTAAACCTGAGTATGATGACCTAGGTGATGTAATCAGACAGAATAATTCTTGGAATAAACACATAGTTGACTACGAAGACTTAGTTACTTTAGGTACAAAGTACAACTTTAAGTTTAGAGAAGAGTTTGTAGCAAAAGCTCGTGATGAGAAGGTAAGTATAGTTGACCAAGGTGAGGATATATCTCTATCTGGTTCTACTTACGGTGAAGTTGTAGGTACTCGCCTAAACACTAAACGTGGTGACACACCATTGTTTGAGTTTGGTGGTAAGGAAGCTGTCAACGCAAGCCCTGTATCAGCTATAGCAGACCAGTTCGGTTCTGAGGTGTTCGGGTATACTAACCGTGCAGCATCACAGAATGCTATTGTAGGTTGGACTAAGTTAGCTAACAACAACCCTAACATTGTAGAGTTTCCTAAAGGTGTCCCAGAGAGTGATTTCCTTAATCGTTTCTTAGGAGCTAAGGTAACTAAGACAGGTAAGTTTAATGACACAGCAGCACAGTTACGTGAACAACAAGATGTTATTAAACGTAGGCTCAACCAACCAACATGGTTAAGTGACAAGTGGGAATCCTTTAGTAACTCAGTAGCTGAGAATGTTTTCGAGAAATCAGGTATGAAGGTCGATCTAGCTAAGACTGACCCATCGTCTACTCTTATGAAGGTTGGGTTCTACTCCAAGTTTGGTTTCCTTAACCCTGACCAATTCTTTTTACAGTCACTGCATGCACTAACAATAGCAGCTGTATCACCAGTACAAGGTAGTAAAGCCCTAGGTCTAACAGCACCTATGTTGATTATTACTAAACTACCAGTAGGGCCATCTCGTAGTCTAGCAATAAAACGGTTAGCTAAACTTAAACTTATTGATGAAGATGAACTAACCAGTTTAATCAGGTATATTGATGAGAGTGGTCGTAACATTATTGACACACAAATCCTAGAACTTCAACAGGCACAGAAGTTTGGTGCTTCAAGTACTCTTACAGGTAAAGCTGCTGACAATGCTAATAAGTTTTTAGATAAGTCAACCTTCTTATTTAAGGAAGGTGAACGAGCTACACGTATGTCAGCTCTTACCACAGCTTTCTTAGAGCATAGAGTTAAACGTCCATTAATTGACCCACTATCACCCGAAGGTAAACTCTGGATAACTAACCGTGAACAAGATTTGTCATTCCGTATGACTACATCATCACGTAGTTTTGCACAGTCAGGACCAATGAGAGTACCAACACAGTGGTTATCGTTTTCTTTACGAGCATTAGAAAATATTACAGTTGGTCGTAACTTTACAGCTGGTGAACGTATACGTATGTTTGCTGCAATGGGGCCGATGTTCGGGTTAACAGGTTTAGGCTTAGGTAAATCTGCAGGTTACGTCACAGAGAAACTAGGATATGACCCTCAAGACCCTGAGACTGTCAAGATGTTTAACCGTATTAAGTATGGTACTATTGATGCCTTACTGTCTGAGCTATTAGGTTCTGAGACAGCATATGCTACTCGTGTAGCTCCTGTAGATCAGCTTGTAGACACATACCGTAAACTTTTCGATGATGAGTTTATGACAGTACTTGCTGGTCCATCTGGTGAGATTGCAAGAGACATGTACAAAGTAGCTACATCAGCCTTTGCTGCTATGTTCAAAGGGCAAGGTGAAATAGCTCGTGAGGATTTGACACAGTTAGTACGCAACATTTCTACTTTTGATAAAGGTATCAAGATAAAAGAACTAATTGAGACAGGTAATTATCGTAGCCGTACACGTAAGCTGTCAGTAGGTGACCTAGACCCCATAACTTGGGCTGCAGTATTATTCGGTGCGACACCAGCACCTGTACAAAACTTCTATGATTTAAACGAAATGATCTACAAAGAGACTAAAGTTGTACGTGATTTCGAGAAAAGAATGAGGGCTAAGTCTGATTATGCCATAAGGCTCTTGACAGAAGGTAATAAAGATGATATGCTAAAAGGTGAGAAACTCTTCTACGAGATAAACGATGAGCTTTGGGCGCAACCCTTCTCGAATCAAATAAAAGTACAGATTCAGAAGAGACTTGCACGAGGTGAAACCTTCCCTGACATGATAAAAAATGCTACAAGATTAGGTCTTGAGTTTGATGCACAGGTTTTCCAACAACAACAAAAATAAGGATATGTAATTATGGCAGGTTTTGCTATGGATTTAGGTGACGAAGGTACAGCCTATGAGAAGGGTGTCAATGCACCTAGTGCCAGTGCTTCAGCAGCTGCAGCTCAAGGCATGGCTAACCTGACAAAAGGTTTGTTTGGTGCTATGGATGCATATTCCAAAGCACAAACTAGAGGTAAACCTACAGAAGCTTCCTTGAATAAAGCTGGTTTTGCTAATTTTGTCACACAGCTAGACAAGCTTAAAGGTGTAACAGACCCAACACGTCTTAAGGCTGGTATTAACTCAGCTGTATCCTCATATGAATCTTTAGGTTTTCAATTAGGTGACGGTGAGGCTGATGCTGTATTTAGGCGTACAGGTGTTGACATAAGTTCTCTAACCTTTAACCCTGCTATGGCAGCAGCTGAGGCAGCTAACAAACAGTTAATAGAAAACCCTGCATATATGTTCCTAGCTGAACAAAAGTTAAGTCAATCAGGTAAACCTTTCACGAGTCAAGATGTAGCTACTGTAGCCTTAAATGATATGAAGACTTCTGAAGCTGCGGCATTATATATAACGTCAGCATCTAACATAGACAAGATGGAATTTCAAGAGTCATATATGCCTCATGCTAACAAAATACTACAGAACATTAGAGCAATAGCTTTAGTAGGTCTACAAGCTGAAATAGCTGGTGGTGATGTCAGCCCTGAGTCTATGGTTCAACTAAGAACTAGCTTTGATATAGCTAAGTCTCAACTTACAAGACCACTCAACATAACAGCCGATGAGTTCTCCCCTGTTAAATCACAGATTGACACATTAGATTCTCTTCTGGGTCGTCTTGAAACGTATGACAAAGATATGCTTACAGCTGAAACTATGGCAGCAATGGAGCCAATATCTGCAGCCCTTCTAAAGCAAGCTAAAGTGTTAGGTAAAACAGACCCTATATTAGCTCAGGCTTTATTGTCAGATAAAGTTGATTGGTCTAGTTATGTTGCTGGTAAATGGCCTGAAATCTTAAAGACTTTAGAAAAGACAGAAACTAAAGACACAGTGTACACTAACTTAAATGTATTCGGTTTAGATGAACCTGAAGTTGGTGCAGCTGTCATACTACACAACAATGAAGAATTGGAAATAGCCACAGACCGTAGTGACAAAGACAGATTAAATGCAATAAACAATGCTTTTGATTTTAAGGTGAAGTTAACAGAACCTGTGAACCTTAACCAACCTGAGCATAGAGATTCATTCTTGAATGGTGTTGGTCAAGCTACAGTTAACGTCAGTACATCAAACAAACTCTTAAGTAAAGAAACAATGGATGTATTATATGCCAACGATGTATTTGACAAACTAAATATTGTCAAGAAGTTAGACCCTGAAGGCCATACACTTGCTGTCAACCAGTTAAAGGATGCACTACAGTCTCAGTCTAATATCTTTGCTACCACAATGAAAGGTATTGTAGAGAGTACAGTATTTGAATTGACAGGTATTGGTGAGGTTAAACTGAAAGCTGAGAAAACTACAAGTCCTTCAGAGTGGGCTGGTGGTTTATTCCAAGCTAAAGCTGACAAGTATTACGGTGGTAATATCTACCGCATGATTAAAGATAGTGGTAGGGCTTTGTCAACGGGTGAACGAACAGAGTTACGTGGTAAAGGTTGGGGTGTTGAGGCTCTAGGTAGAAACTACTCAGAGATTACACGAGCTAACAACCAGTTCAAGACATATGCTAACTACTGGCGTAGGTTAGGTGGTGACCCATCTACTATGGAATCTATGATACTTACTCGTCAAGAGGATGATGCAGCTCCAGTAGATACCAACAATAACCTAATAGATACCAACAATAACTTAACAGCTGATCAGAATGCGGATGTAACTGCAGCTATCAATGAAGATTTTATAGGAGTACCATTAGAAGATATTGACTTTGAGTCTAATGCTGAAGCTACACCTAGAGAACCTGACGAAGAGATTGTAGTAACACCTCTTGATTCAGATGGTAACCCTACTATTACTCTAGCAGCTCCCTTACAAAGTGGGTTTAACTCTTTAACAGAATCGGAAGGTACAGATATACACTTAGATGGTAGGAATATAATTACACTACCCTATGGTATAGTCCCTGACAAAAATAGCATTAAGAAATCTGATGGTACTGCTATTGATCCTACAGGAACTCATGGTTTAAAAGAGTCAGATTTAGCTGATATAGATTATTCAGGTGCTACTAAGTTTGGTCTTTCTAGGTCTTCTTATTCTTCGGATGAACAGTTTGCAAAGGCTGTTTATGTGGAGTTTGGCAAGCAAGCTGGGGAGAATTATGGTACAGGCTTTGAAGATTTATCGGATAAAGCTAAAGAGGCTGCGTATGATATGGCTTGGAATGCTGGTGTTGAAAGTACGGGTTGGTCTTCTGTTAAAACAATGTTGGATGAGACAAGCAAAGATGAAGCTACTCAAACAACTGACAATTTAATTGGGTTCACTACTAACTTTAGATCTGGTAAAGAAAAAGTAAACAATGTTTCAGTAAACAATTACCCAAGAGGTTTGTTAAAACGTAGACTAGCAACGTATAATCTTGTCGCAAAAACAGGTGAAGAAGCTGCAGATATTGTCACTACTTCCGTTGAAACAAACGGTAAAAGAACAGGTACTAAGTATGACATCCGTAAAGCAGACGGAACAGTGTTGAAGTCTTGGACTAAGCCTGACTTAAACGAAACACTGGGTACATTAAGTGTAAACTAATAAAGAAAGTCTAAATAAATGTTTGGATTACCATTAGAACTAATTACAATGCTAGGCTCTACCGTTCTCGGTGGGGTCATGTCCATATGGGGTCAAAGCATTAAGGCTAAACAAGAGAACAACAAGATGCTCATGGAACGAGCTAACTTCAATGCTGAACAAGTTAACATAGCTCGTGAAGCTGGTAAGACTGACAAACACTTTGCTTGGACACGTAGGCTTATAGCTCTGTCAGCTGTGTTTGCTATAATTGTACTGCCTAAGTTAGTTGCTGTATTCTACCCTGAGATAAACGTTATCGTAGGTTACACTGAAGTTGAGGGTGGTATTATTAACTGGCTACTTGGTGCTAACGAAACTGTAAGATGGCAAGCTGCCTCTGGCTTTGTCATAACACCACTAGATACTCACATTGTGTCAGCTATTGTTGGCCTATACTTCGGAGCAGGGTTTACAAAATGATGGACAAAGAAACTGATTGGCACTTATCGAAGACAGTACCTGTTACTCTAGTAGTAGCTATCATCTGTCAAACCATAGCTCTTGTATGGTATGTGTCATCACTTGACAACTCCGTTAAGAACAACACTCGTGAGATACTACGTCATGAAGTACGTATCGAAACCCTCGATAAGATTGTACAAACACAAGCTTTAACCCTAGCTCGTATTGATGAGAACATTAAGTCAATCAGGATTATGATGGAAGACAGCAGACGTGATTAAATATTACCTCGTATTAGTTTTGGTATTGATTGCCTGTACGTCCACAACAATACAGTTCCCTTCGGTATGTCCTAACAACGAGCCTAAATGTCAAAGAAATTTAAATGCACAAACACTATCTCTTATCGGTAAAGATGAAGCAGCTGTTCAGCTTATGTGCCAAGACTCTAATCTTAAAGATGTTCTTGGTGACCAGTGTACTAGCCAATGATGTTACAGGTGACTTCAGTAATAATTACCAAGACAGTACAGTAGACAGTAACAACACAGACGAAACTGTTACCAACAACTACAATGCGACAGGTGCAGGGGATAAAGCTCCTGTCATGTCCAGTATAGCACCTACGATTATGGGTGGCGGTGGTAACGACTCATGCTTAATGCCAAGTTCTGTAGGTATACAGTTAAGTGTCATAGGCTTGTCATCAGGTGGTATGCAGCAAGATAACTCCTGTAACAGACGTAAGAATGCTAGGCTTTTAGGAGCACCTCAGCAAGTAGGAGGTTTAGGTTTGCAGATTTCTGGCATCAGTATTTTATGTGCTGATCCAGCTGTATTTAAGGCGATGGTTTTAGCTAATACGCCCTGCCCTGTAAACGATTTCAAAACTGGTAAACTTCTTATGGGTAAGAATGCTTTACTAAAGTATAGAGAGAATCCTTCCGTTTATGTGGTGGGGTATGTTGATGACAAACAATTTTGGGACACCTTGTTAAAGGTAGGAGAGGACATAGAATCAAATGAAGAGTCAGATGAAAAAACTACTGTTAGCAAGCTCAGTCTTAGTGACCGTTTCAGGACAAGCAAACGCACAGACAGGGGAAGAGAAACTACAAGCACTGATTGATAGTATTAATGTTATAGATAACAGACTACAGTTGTCAATTCAGTTGGGTGTTGGTGCTACAGGTTATGCTGAGGTTGGTGGTGTCATAGTAGATGGATCATTAGATGATGGTCATATTTCTAGTTCTATGCTTACAGCTTACCTAGATGCTGTTGATCAGGTAATGCAACATGATTATGCTACAGCTACAACAGCTGAACAGCTCTTCGTACAAGAACATGTAGCTGCTATGAACAACTTAGCCTTAGCTGTTGACACATTGGTTGATGCTACAGATGTTCTTATGACAGCTACGTCAGTTGCTGAAGTTGCAATGGAAGCTGACACAGCACCTGAACAGGTAGCTCTACAAGACATGCTTTCTACAGATGAGTACTCTATAGATGCAGCTGAAGTAGCCACATACAACCAAGCATTAGATTCTGTTGAAGGGTATGCTCAACAAGCTGGTGCATTCATGGCAGCTGCTAATACTGAAAGCCTTACAGCAAGCATTGACAGCTATGCAGCACAGAACAGCATTGTCATAGGTAACTACTCAGCCTTAACATACACACAAAGTGTTGACGAGTTTGTCATTACATGGGATAACTACGGTAATGCTACAGGTTGGAACGGTTACTTAACAAGTGAAATGAAGGATGCTGATGACATCTACGGTGCTGCTACGTATATAATGCAACACGGTTCATTAGCTAACAACGATCCTCAGCCATGATAGAAGATGCTGAAGTAAAAGTTGGTGGGTTTACATTCAAAGGGTGGTACATAGCTGCTGCCCTACCCATCTTAGGTTCTCTTAGTGGTGGTATATACTACGGCTATGACACATTACAAAGGTTCTATGCTGTTGAGTCAGGCATTGAGACAGTTGTCACTAAGTCAGGAACATTCGATAAAACAGCAGGGGACTTAGGTTCTCGTATACAAACACTAGAACAGGCGGTACAAGATAATGATGTTAGAGGACTTAACACAAGGTTGTCAACGATTAGTACGCAGATGCAAACAATCTTGGAACAACAGAAAGACTTGCTTGACTTACGTAGTCAAGTTGAGAGATCGACTGGGATCACTGATAGTTTGGGTGATAAGCTTGACAAATACCAAACAGAAATAGATGATATATGGAAAGCCTATGATTCCCTAGTAGACAACCCACTTAACTAATGAGAGGTAAGAACGTGCCTAAGAAACTTAACAAAGCTAAGATGAAGTGTAACTCCCCTAGGACTACACCAAGTCACAAAACTAAGTCACATGTTGTTAAGGCTTGTGCTGGTGGTAAAGAAAAGGTAATTAGGTTTGGGCAGAAGGGTGTCAAAGGTAGTCCGAAAGGATCAGCTAGAAATAAAGCATTCAAGGCACGTCATGCTAAGAACATTAAAAAAGGTAAGATGAGTGCAGCTTACTGGGCTAACAAGGTGAAGTGGTAATGGCTAATAAACAACCCGTATGGAAAAAGAAACGTCCTAAGTCTTTAGGTAAATCTAAACCGTTGACAGATGGGCAGAAGAAAAAGGCTAGAGCTAGAGCATCTAGAGCTGGTAGGAAATACCCTAATATGATTGACAATATGTGGGCGGCTAAACAATAAAGGAGAAACGTTATGCCATACAAGAACGGAAAGAAAGTTCCCTACGGTAAGGGTACAAATAAAAAGAAACCTGTTAAAAAGAAACCAATGAAGAAGAAATAAAGAAGAAGCCCCAAGGAGAAATCCTGAGGGGCTTTTTTATTACTCTTGTGACATCTCTCGTATAAGATATTCTAAGTACCATTTGGCTTTCCTTAGGTCTTCTACAGGTTTACCTTTGTACCTGTACCTATGCATGTACTTCTTAGCATTACCTTCTAGGTAACCCATGAACATCATGTGATCCATGTTGTCCCTCATATACTCTATGCATTCTATCCTACCGTTACCGTAGTGTGGTGGTTGGTTGACAACATCATCCTCTACCTCATCACGTACAGCATCTAAATTCCATTTAGCCATTATACATCTTCTTTCTCTAAGTTAATTAATTCAGCATCTGTGTATGGAATATGGAAGAACTTCTCACCTTTGGTAATGTATCTACCCTTAGCTTCCTTCAGGCTTTCTTCTGTTAGTAAGGTGTCTTTAATTCTCCATGCTTGCTGCATGTCAGCCCTGAAGATATAGAAGTTAAGCACACCATTCTTTTCTTTATACAGTTTGACAAGCCTACCCTTACGTTCAGGTAATCTTATCTCTGCCCAGTTAGTATTCCAATCACCCTTCCATCCTGTCTTAACCTCAGCCTCATTGAAGTAGGTGTAGTCACCTTTCTGAGATACAACATCTACATTGAAGTTCTCTTCAGTACTGACAATAGTATGGCCTACACTGGTGAGGTACTCAACTAATCTGTCTTTAGCCTTACCATCATATGCCTCATACAATGCCCTACTGAATTGTCTTTTAACTACCATTTGTATTCCCTTATTTAATCTCTTGTTGGTTATTAATAACTAACTTCTAAACCTATGACAAGACCTGATGTAACATTCTTGTTTATTTTTTCTAATGCTGGTGACACAAATACAGATGAGTTGTCATCCAGTGTGTAGCCTATCCTAGTAAAAGGCACAGGTGCATCGAATGCATCATATCCATCTACTATACCAAACTCTAGATAGCCTAGCTCACCCTCAGATCTGATACCTAAGTATGGGCTTACTTTATTCTCACTGTTGTAGTAAGCACCAGCAATGAAGTAACCATCTCTTACTTGCACATGAGGGTGGATCTCATTGTAGTCACCCTCTAGTCCTAAGTGTAGACTAAGTGCAAGTCCTAGTATTATATCCATTGCTGATGCTTTCTGTTATGTTAAGTCTACCATCTCACAAACGTCACCACTACATGCCATTGTCTGACTTCCAGCTGTATTGTCTTCGTTCTCGTAATCTGACAGTAATGACCAATCAATCTTGTTAGGCATCTGACCTAGTGTCTCTAAGTATTTCTTTTTGTCAACATCTTGGTATGGTGCTTGTTGGTATGTATGTTCGTTGAACGGTAGGAATGACACACCACTCATCTCATCGAAGTGTTTGTATACAAATGCTCCTACTTCAAACCACTCATCACTCTTAACATTAATTGTAACAGATGGTTTGTGTTCACACCATGATCGTTGATAAGCTAACCACATCTCAAGTTGTTCAATGGCTGTCATGTCAGCTGTAACCACAGCATCCCTAGGAGCTTTCATAGGGAAACTAAATACTGTTGTAGCATCTGGCTTCATTACATCTGGCTCATTAGGAATACCTTGGTCAATCATGAATTGTGTCAACGGGTCTTTGTTGTCTCCACGAACAGTCCTAATATAATAGGCTGAGTGACGAGCATGAATGCCACTGCTAGAGTCAACCAATTGGCTGACAGTACCGCTTGGTTTATTACAGCTGATAGCAGTACTGACAGGGATATTAAGGCGTTCAGCCCAAGTAGCATTAGTAGCAACGGCGATTTGTTTAAGATGGTCAAGAGTCTTCTCCAATCCTTTGTTTTTGAGTGTCATCAATGGATTATCCATGACACCTGTTAACGACACACCAAGTAGTCTTTCTTCTTCGGTGTTATTCTTCCAGACCTTACGTAAGTATGGGAACTTAGTATAGTTAGATTGAATAGTACCTAAGATAGTTGCAAGCCTTACCTTCTCACTTAAGGTGTCTAGTGTGTCTGTTGCTCTTACAACCACCTCTGTTAAGTTACAGAATTGTGACGGTCTTAAAATTATTTCACTGCATGGGTTAGTCCCGAAGTCATGGTCAGCATCACGCCTACCATTCTTAGCAGCTTGTACCTTAGATGCTTGCCTGTTGAAGATACCTCGTTCACCTGAACCTGATTCAACTAAGGCCATCCATTCTCTCATGAACGATAAGCTGTCAGGCTTCTCAGTGTATGACACAGAGTTGTTAGCTAATGCTCGTTGTGGATCGTTGTCCCACCATGAGCCTGACTTAGCATGACGCATACGGTCATCTGATAAATTACTCAATGAAATCATAGCACTACGGCGTACACCGCCTACCACCACTACTTCGCCTATCTTACACATAATGTCATGGCACTCAAGAGAGGATAGCCTACGTCCTTGTGCATCTTTAAATGTCTTGATGACAAAGGTGAACAGGTCAACCAATGGAGCAGGTCCTGATGCTCTACCACCAAACGTTTTAAGAGGTGCACCTGCAGGTCTAACTTTAGATACATCCCATGTTGGTATTTCACCACTGTAAAGTAATGCGATCATCTGACGTAGAGCCTTAGCCCAACCTTCCTTACTGTCTTTGACAACTATGTTAGTCTCACTGACAAATAAGGTTGGTACTTCAGGTAGCTTCTGTACTGACTGACGTTCAACTGAGAACCCAACACCTGTACCACACAGTAGAATAAACATAGCCTCATCGAATGCCTTAACATCATCGACAGCTAAGTATGAACAGTTATACATACATGTATTGTCACGTTCTGCAGCCTTACCTGCTGTCATCAATGATCTCATGCTAGGCATAACAGCTAAGTTTAGTATAGCTTCTTTGATTTCTTTCTTGGTAACTATGTCAGCTAAGTTACCTACAATATTATCCATGTACCTATCTACTGTGTCACCCCAAGACTCACGGCCTTTACCTTCGTAGTATTTAGCATAACGTGACTTATGTATAAATGCTTGGTAATCTGTTGGTAAGTAGTTGTTCATTCTTTTGTCCCTCTATCTTTCTTGTCTTCTTTGAACCAGATCATACGATCAATTTCTCCACGAGTAAGACCTATATCTTTTAACTCCCTATCTGTCAACTTATTTAAATGCTTAACTGCATCTCTATGTAGCTGCCATGTAATCATGTAGTTAATAAACCTATACCACCAACGTCCGAATGCTTTCATCTCTTATCTCCTGATCCCTTAAGAACACCACGTTCATATCTATCTGACAACTTACTAATATTCCTATTTGCTAACTTAGATAAGCTGGTGTTATGTTGCCTAGCAAACTCACTGACAAACCACAGTACATCACCTAGCTCATCTAATACGTCACCATGTGGGTATGCCATCTCATCTTTACGATACCACTTAGCTAACTTACCTGTAAGCTCACCAACCTCAGCTGACAAACCTAAACTTAAATATTCTAATGCTCTATTCTCAGGGTAGATAGCTGTGGTTGCAGCTGCCCTTTGGTACTCATCTAATGTTTTTACTTTACTCATTCCTCTATCCTCTTCCACTCTTCTAATTCTGCATCTAGATTAAAGTAATCTTCGACATCAATTCTTTTCTCTTCCACAAGCCATGATACCACAAACTCTTCTGATATTTCGTTCTGTTCAAGGAGAAGTTCTAACCCATAATTTTGGACAAGAGCACGAATTTTACTATCAAAATCAAACATTGTCAATCACCTTCTTTTCTTTTCTTTAGTCCATTCGACAGGAATAATTTCTTTAGCATACTTGAATCCATTCTTCTCACACCAATCACCATATGTAGTCTTAGAACCCTTATACAATTTAGCTGCAGGGTTGCTGAATACAAAACGAATATCATGTTCGGGGTGTTGTGCCTTGACCATTAAATGCTTGGTTCTATCTGAGTGAATGAACCGCCCTTTTGTTTCGATTATTATACCATTGTCAAGCACAAAGTCAGGGGTATATGTTTTAAATCTTAGGTCTTGCCATTTGATACGCATCTTTTCGTATTCAAATTTAATCTTTAGTTTCTTGAGGTAGGCTGCTGTCCTCTTCTCTAAGCCTGATCTGAAACGCATTTAGGTGGCTCCCATATTTGGTTCTCGTAACGTCGAAGCCAGAGTAGTCTAGCATTCTCAATGACCCTTGCCTCATCCCCACCATAGGAACGTAAGCATTCCTCGTACATACCAGCCTCAGTTGTACAGTCAGCAAGTATCTTGTCAGCTTTCTTAGGACCTATACCATACAAGCCTATGATGTTGTCAGCCTTGTCACCTGTTAGGATTTGAGTATAGAAGAAACGTAAGCCTTCAAACTCACCCATCTCTGTCATTGTACGTTTGTTAGGGTTGTAGTGTGAGCATGGTATCTGCAGCATGTCCTTGTCTATAGATATGACAATAGATTCTTTACCATAGTTAGTAGCCCATATACCACATAGGTCATCAGCCTCTTCACCTATAGATACAACAGCATCCCAGTTATCTATCATGTGTTTACGGATAGCTTGTAGGTGCTGAGGTTTCTCTGTGTTCTTACGGTTACCTTTGTACTCATGCGTAATAGAGTACTTGTACCTGAAGTTACCTTTGCCTGTCAGGAATACTTGATACTGCTCAGGGTCTAGTTCCCACATCACTTCGTTAAGTGATTGCTCAAGTATCTCATCTAGTTTATCTAGTGCATCCTCAACTGGATCGTTCTCACATGAGAAAGCTGCACGATATGCAAACGGATCACCATCTACTAACACCTGTTTAGGTTTTGTCATCATAGATATAATCCTTTATATAATAAAAAGAGCACCCCAATTAAGGGATGCCCAAGTCGGGGAGGGAAAGCTTACCAACGATCTTCTGTGGCTAATTCTTCATAGGCTACATGCTCTAAGATACCAATCTTTTCTAGGCGTACAGATGCTGTTGATCCTTCACCATAAATAGATAGCTTAACCTTAGCTGTTGTACCATTACCTAGTGCACCATCTTCTACAAAGTCCCACTTAGAACTTGTAGTACCTTTGGTTACTGAAGGTGCACCACCGAAATCATCAATGCCAGATGGGTGTACGTTAGGACGTTTAAGTTTCATACCTACCTTACCACCTGCTGCATCAATAGGTTTAATCATTTGGTTACCCATTGCTGTCTCAGGGAAACCCATCGCAATCATACGGTTAACTTCTTCACTGTCTTTAGGTACAAACATTGTGTTGTACTGACCTTGTGTATTTACATGGTAATCTGAGTTGTCCATGTTGTCTTGGAATACACGGGCATAGTATAAAGACCCTTCGAATACACCATACTTAGTTTTCTTTTTATCAGCCATATCAATTTCCTTTTTTAGCTTCTGATTTAGTTACAATATAAACAATTAATTCTGTTGTCAATACAAAAATTACAGGTGAGAGTGCTACGATATAAGGTAACATTTAGTGAGTGTCCTTCCAGTTACGTCCGATGTCAGTTGACCCTGCTAATGGGCATACCATATTAAACTTCTCTCCTATGTCAACAAAAGATTGACGTTGCATAGCCCCTAACTCCTCAGCTGTTGCATAATTACCACACACCTCAGTCTGCCATTCATCATGAGGCCATGTGACAAGCTTAAAGTCTATCTCTTTATCCTTAGCCTGACGTACCCACTGTAGTGCTGAGTGTTTCATGATGACAGACTCACCATTCTGCAGCATACCTGCGAGTGTCTTATGTTCAGATGGTACTAGAACCTTACGTCCATCCATACCTTTGAACCAACCACGTTTAGCTATGTGTGGTATGACTTTCTTCTTTAGGTTAGCAAGCCCTTGGATTGATTGCATAAAGTTCTCAACACATTGACTTGCCTCACGTTGATTGACACGTAGTATCTGAGCTATCTTAGCTGTACCTGCCCCTAGTAAAAATGCATAGATGAAAGTCTTAGCATCATCTCTTGTTATGTGTGACATACCTAATGCTTTCTTGTTCAGGTTGTGTATGTCAGTCTCGTTCTCTTTCTTACCTGACACAATAGCATCCACATATTCTTCTGACTTCATTAGATGTGCAAGTACTCGCAGCTGAATCCCTTCAGCATCCGTACCCACTAGGTAGTTACCTTTCTCGACACCCCATAAGGCACGGAACTGTCCGTCATACCTAGCCTTAACTTCCTCAACAGCTGACTTAGGTGTACCATGAAACTCAGATGGTATGTTAGCTTGGTTAGGTGCTGAGTGAGCCATACGTCCTGTCCATGCACCAAGATGTGTGAACCTGCCATGTATACGGTGGTCATCACCACAATGTCCTAGCCATTCAACCAACGATGATCTCCTACCTTCAAGTGTCAACCACTCAGCTAATCTTTTACCACCTGCAGGTGCTTCATCAGGCAGTGTCTCAAGGTTAGCCTCAGATAATGTCCAACCATAACGTGCAAACTTATCTCCACGATCTTTGTTTTTGTTCTCTATCATATTGTATGTGTCCCTTTGTTTTCTCGTATGGCTGCCAACCAGCTTCCCATAGTCTTTCTATTCTCATCTTAGGTGATGCTGGATTAAACTCTATCCAATCGTAGCACACTAAGTCGGGTGGGTTAACTGACCAATCAACTGTTGTCTTAAAGTATTTCTCTTGTGCTTTCTTTACACTTGCCATCGTAGTACCATCCTGTTTCTTTCGGTACTTAATCCTGTTCACCTCTTCTAATTGTGGTGGGAAATCACGTTGGAAACTTTCAGTTAATTCTATCATGCGTAGCTCAACCTCATCCAAGAGGTGTTCAGCTTTATCTTTCTCGAAGTAGAACCCTGCATCTGTCATCTCTTCACATAAGATTTGTATGTCATGTTCACACTTGATGGCATCCTGTAGATCAGGGTCAAAGATACTAGACTTAAACTTATTGTATAGTCTAACTGTAACCTCAACATCCTGATGACAATAGTCAACCATCTCTTGTGTCAATACTTCGAACTGATCAAACCCAACCTTAAACTCACCTAGTCTTTGACCCCATGCCTTGAGACTGTGACCACCCTTGATGCTGTAGTCTATAAGCCTTGACATGATCAATGTGTCAATGACATCACTTGGGTTAATCAGGTTAGGTTGTAACAGTCTGTTGATTACTTTAACATCGAACCCTATCCCATTGTGAAATATAAACTTATCTGTCTGTTGACACAGTAGAAAGAAAGCTTCTCTTTCCTCAGGTATTGTACATACATTAAGGAACTGATACTTCTCATTGGTGTCAACATCCTGAGCACAGATGACATGTATCTTAGTAGCATCCAATGCGTCAGTCTCAATGTCCATTGCTAATATTTTCATTCGTAATCCCTGTCTTGCCATGTAGCCCACAAGCATAGTGTTAATTCCCAAGGCCACAAGATAGCTTTAATACGCATTGCTGTGGAATCTCTTGGTGCTTCGAGTATTATGTGTATTGTATTCATAAGCACGTAGTGATTAACAACACCCAAGAAATATATACTGGCTGTTATGTATACCAAAGGATCATATTCTAATAGTTCTTGCATCAGTACTCTCCATATTTTTCTGACAGAGTAAAGCTATCTGTATTGAAAGTCAACTGACCTGCATATCCTGTCGGTCCAACTGGTCTGTTCTTTGTGACAAGAAGCTTGGTTGTATTTCTTTCATCAATATCTTCTGACATCTTATCTCGTTGTAACTCAACAACAACTGATGCTCTTTGCTCTATCATACGGCAGTACTTAACAGCACCATCATCATTGGTATGTCCGATTGTCACAATGCCAACGCCTAACTCAGCAGCTAACTTAGATAACCTTACAGATAGATCAGCTAGGAATTGTTCTTTGCTTTCATCACCACCCATGTTAGCTGCAATATCTTGGATAGGTTCAAAGAATATATACTGAACACCACATGCTTGTGACAAATACCTGATGTGTCCTAGTATATCTATAGGATCATCCTCATCATTCAAGAAAAACTGATATAGTCTCTCATCTTTAGTTAGCTTAACGATAGCATCATGTACTTTCTGTTCAGCACTTGCTTGTGCTATCAAATCTTTACGTGTCAGGTTATCCTTTAGTTCATATGACACCAACCCAAGTAGTGATCTAAGTTTTGTCTCTTCCATATGCCAAGCTGCAATGCTTATCTCAGGGTGCTTGGTAAGTATGTGGTACTCTAAGTATCTCATGAACTCAGTCTTACCTATGCCTGTCTGTGCCTTGAACAAGGTGAAGTGACCCTGCATCAGACCCATACATAAGTCATCGAACTCTTGTACCCCTGTCTCAACATATACATGGCTCTCACTATTGTTGTACATCTTAAGGAACTGATCTGATGTATTGATTATGTTCTCAGGTGTATACTTCTTAGCATTGAACCATGCATTATAAAATTCATTACGAGCACCTGCCTCTAGGAACTCATTAGCATCTTTGTATTTGTCATGTTGTACCCTGTATACTTTGTTAGGGTATAGGTTAGCTATCCTTTGTGCTACAGCATTCCCTTGATCATCATGTTCAATGGATAGTATGATCTTCTCGAATGATCCTAACCAATCTGCAGCTTTAGTCCAAAGTTTATTTGATGGTGTAGCTGATGGTAGTGACACAAAGGCTGATGAATACTTAGCTGAGTTACACATTTGGTATGCTGACATAGCATCTAGTTCACCCTCAGTTATGGTGACAATCTTACCTGACCCTGCGTTCCAATGGTTCATACCGAATAGTTCATCTGACTTAAGGTTGGTAGCTCTAAATTCTTTTGGGAAAAATCTAGTCTTTATGCCACCTGATGGGTATGGGTACTCTTGCTTAACCTCTTTACCATTGCTGTCAACGTATGTCTTGACACCATAGAACTGCATTGTCTCTCTGCTTATTGATCTTACTGACCTGTATACTGATGTTAGTACCTCGGTAGGTACAGGTTTAATCTGCGTTTGTTGTGGGTTCATATCCCATCCATCCTTTTGCTCTTGCCCCATTACAGGGTATGTTTCTTCTGCCCACTCGAACTTACTGTCTTTAGTCCTAGGGTAAACTCTTTCGCAGCTATGACACCTGCCTGAGCAGCTCTCAGTATTGTAGCTGAAGGCATCTGTGCTGCCACAGTCCTCATATGGACATTCCTTATGGCTTAACCAGTTACTCATAATATTTGATCCCAATAATCTTGTGTAAACATATCTAAAATGACCTGTATTTCTTCAGGTGTCAAGGTGGTAAGCTTAACGATCTCTCTATCTTCGTTATCATATAGTTCTGTGATAGCAAACTCTGGCTCTTGATCTACAATGAACTGGTGTTCATCCCAGTAGCCAGAACCGTCATCCCAAACCTGTCCAAAGACTTCGAGTTCTTGCTTGCCTCTTCTTATGTATGCTCTGTAATCCATTTAATTTATTTTCCCTCTTGACAGATTAAATAATGTTGATACCCTAGGGCTTGTCCCTGACAAGGGTTCTATAGGTTAATTACGGTATGCCTTACCACCATTAGTTAAAGATATAAGATACTCTTTATTCTCTTGCTTCTCGTGGTCAGATATTTCTTTATCCAACCACTCAGCATCGTCTATCTCTTTGATTAATTCATTGTGGTATCTATGTAATGGTTTAGATTTAGTCATCATCATCATCACCTTCTATATCACAAAAGTATACAGCAAAGTTACCATCACCTAAATCTTCTATAGCTTCAAAGGATGCATCACCATTATAAATCCAATCATAAAATTCTTGCTTATCCATTTTCTCTATCCTCTTCCCAACTCTTAATATGTTTAATACCCTTCACCTTATCTAGTGACGAACTCACATAAGCTTCTAACGTAGACCTGTTGTAGCTGCAATAGGTTTGTATTAGCTTACCATCTTTGTCATATGTCCTAACTCTATACATTTAGTAGCTCCCTTTCATCTGTATATAAATCCATATAGTCTAGTCGTTTACTGTCGACATCACCATAATCAATCTCGTACTCGTACACTTTGCCATCGTCTAGCTCTATGTATAACGTACCCCATTTGTCATAGACGTGCCTTATGTCTTCGCCTGTCTTACCTTCTGGCAATTCTATCTCAGAATATGCCGCAACTGTATAGCACCCTTCTAAACTTATCTTATTACTCATCTTGTATTCCTTTCTTTTACCCAAAGTCTTTTGAGTTTGTTTTGTTTACCACCCTTAGCACCTGTAACCTGTCTATTCTTTTGTTGTGTCCACTGGTCACCCTCTTTATAATTACGCATGTTAAAGACTTGACGCATTCTTTTATTCTCTTGTTTGCATACCGTTTCATGAGCAAGTCTTAATCTATCTTGAACATCCATTTATTTATTTTCCTTTGCTATTCAGTTATTTCTATTGTTATTATCTCATAATCATACAATGTTTTATAAATTGTAAATGTATCTTTTGCCTTTAGATAAATATAAGTTTGATTATAATCGTTCCAATGATCTACATATTCAACGTAATATCTTTTCATCTATTTATTCTCCTTTTCCAATTGTATTTCTACAGTATTAACTCTATATCCACACGTCAAACATTTTTTACGGCGTTTAGTTGACGGGTAGCCAAGTTTAAAATATTCCCTTGTATCAATTATTTTTAGCTTAAGCCTATAGCCTTTACTCAGGCACTCAGGACAACAGCTTAAAGATTTACTCATCTTCCTGTATCCTATCCCTTAATTCATTTGACAAAGTTTTGCATAGCTCTGCGATCCTGTAGAGTTCTTTCTCAATGTCAGCTTGCGTTTCAAAGTTACATGAAACAATTTCTAAACATGATATTTCTATATCTGTTAAATTCATTATTATATCTTTATCAATCATTTTGTTTCTCTTTCTGTTTAGGTTTTAATATTATTTAGTGACACCAATAAAAGATGCCACCGATAATACTAAATTTATTCGTCTCTTTTATTTTACCACCTTTAATTTATAACCTATACTTGTCAATTCATCTAACAAAGGTTTGTATTCGTCTGGATGTGGAATACTTAAGCTTTTAATAAGCTCCTTTGATGCGTCCCCGTGTTGTCCTATGTGCATATATGATTGAATAAATTGAGCATAGCCTTTGATTTCTGGAAATAGTGCTATTACATCACCGTCAGAAAACTTTCTGAATATTACTTTATCTGTCATAACATTAAACCTCTCTAAAGATTATCATACCATCAAAATAAGGTATTGTTTCACCGTTTGGCGTTGTGACAAACCAATCAAAATTCTTTTGGAATACTGAATACTGCAAACAAAACTGGTGGCTTGCTTGGTTCATTTTTCTTTTAGTTGTTACACTTTCCCACCCATCCGAGTTTAATTGTATTGTATCCTTAGTCCATTTAACAATATTTGTTTTTGTATATGTGACACAACCACCGTTGTTGTTTTCCGTCCAAGTTGTTTTGTAATTACTTAATTTATTGTATGCCATTATAGTTTCTCTTTCTGTTTTGGTTTAAGTTTAGTATTAACAAGTGCCACCCTAGTAGATGACACCAATAATAATAAAATCAATTAGGTAAATAAGTTTTCAACATGTCTAACTAAATAAGTTCCATTAGAACCTTTCATAGCCCTAAAAACATCCTTTCCTGTATGCTTGCCTTTATTTAACCTTAACCAATAACCCATATTATCCTTTTCTATTTGCATTGAAAGTTTACTTGCTTTTGTGTAATCCCTTAAAGCTTTAACCATGCCTTTCAATTCTTGGTTACTTGCTATGAATGTATTATATTTAAGTGCCATTGTTTTAAATCCTTTGTTTAAATTGTTAATGACACCAAGATAAACCTAAGGAATTAAAACTGTCAATACCTAAAATGAAATAAATAAAAGAATTATTATCGTTAGGTAAACATACTATATAATGCATTGGATAAACTGAACGTGTCATAAAGAATAAGACATTATAATTTGTCAGTTATTACAAAGGGATAAAGCAAAAGTGTATTACTGTGGTGTATTTCCCTTACGATAATGCTTACCAGGGAAGAGATAGTTCAACGTTAAACCATTTTGGTAAGGGGTGGGGCTTTGCACATGCAAAACAATAGGGAGGAACGCAGGGGTGCACGGGGTATCCTGTTGTATGTACAATGCACCATAAGATTTTCTATATATTTTTCCTAGCATGCAAAAAGAAACCCACCGAAGGATTTACCTAGGGTGGGCTTTACAGTAGAATCTGAACGTGTCCTTAAGCTTTACGGTAGTTTACCAATACCATAGTACAATGTGGTATAGAGTAACCGTAATAGACCAAGGGATTATACGTTATACTAACAGGAGATACCTTGGTATACTTATAGTATATACATATATAGGCTGCCTCCGCAGCTATAATGGAATTATACATACAATTTACACCTGTGTCAATAATAAAGAATACTTTTAATAAATAAATAAATTAGGTGTTGACAACTATATTTGTCTCATGGTATACTGTCCGTATTATTATTTATACTAAAGGTAAACATACCCCCATGATGTTCCAGTATGATAACTTCAAAGGATCGAACGGTAAGACAAAGACTAAAAGTCTGTTTTATGAGTTATGTTACTCAGATACCGAAGATGCCATATTCACACTTAAGGATAGAGACTTAGAAGCTCACGGTAAGATGTATTTGTCATTACAGAAGCTATACCTACAATTAGCTCCATCTGACCCAACTGAGTATGAGTTTGCTCAAACAGTCTTCGGTTCATGGGATATATGGAAGACGGTATCATCCGCAGCTAACATAAAGGTACATGTAGCCAGATGGAGAAGTGAAGTTGAGGTCAAGGTCAAGTCAGAGGCTATTAAAGCAATAGCTGAAGAGATGAAGACAAAAGGCAGAAGTTCCTTTAGTGCAGCCAAGTTATTATTAGATAAGGGTTGGTTAGACAAGGAGAATGCTTCTCAGGCTAAACAGAAGTTAAAAGCTAGAGAAGATGAAGATCAAAACAAACAGGCTTTGTCACATCTTACAGAAGATGCTGAACGCCTAGGTATTAAGGTGAACTAAAAGCAAATGGCTAAGAAACCGAACATTACAACTATAGCATCAGGGTATGCATCCAACACCACATTGAATGCTAACTTCGAGTCACTCCGTACAGGTTTTGATAACGTTGTGTCATTAGACGGTAGTACCCCTAACGCCATGCAAGCTGACTTCGATTTGAATGGTAATGACATATTAAACGCAGGTAACATCTATGTTGATGGTGTCAATCTTTTAAACCTCTTAGATAATGTTACAGTTAGTGCCTACGCACCTAGTGGTGGTAATGATGGTGACGTATGGTTCAAAGTAAGTTAAAAAAGAAAAATTAAACGAGGAATAAAATAAATGGCAGCCCTTTCAGACTATTCAGAGAAACTAATCTTAGATTACCTGATGACTTCAGGTAGTGCAACACGACCCACAGCTTGGTATGTAGCATTATATACATCAGCACCTTCAGATGCAGGTGGTGGTACAGAACTATCAGGTAACGGTTATGCTCGTGAGACTGTAGCTTTCGCAGCTGCAACATCAGGAGCTGGCACAACATCTAACTCAGGTGCTGTAGTCTTCACAGCTGACGGTGGTGATTGGGGTTCAGTTACTCACATGGGTATACATGATGCATCATCCAGTGGTAACCTACTATGGCACGGAGCATTAGCAGCAGCTAAGACAGTGCTAGATGGTGACAGCTTAGAGTTCGCAGTTGGTAATATTGACCTAACTGTAGCATAAAGGGACAAGTCCTGTGGCTCAAGGTTATCGTATTACAGAGAGTGGTGACCTCAGGGTTACCGAACAGTCAGACTCAAGGGTATCTGAACGGTATTTTACAGGGTCAATCTCACTCTCAGGTTCAGGTAGCCTAGCACCATCAGGAAGCAGAAAGCAACAGGTATCAGCATCCTTAGCTAATGTTGGTAGTGTACTTTACGCAGGGACAATATCAAGACCTGCCTCTGTCAGTGCAACAGCAACAAGTTCGTTAGCTTCAAGTGCATCTCTGATTAAGAATGGTGAGATAGCTCTACAGGGTGTAGGTACTCAACAAGCACAAGCCACAACAAGAGTTCAAGGTTCTATAGCCTTAAGCTCAACAAGCTCAAATGTGTCAGAAGCTAAACGAATTAGGAATGCAAGCTTCGCAGCACAGACAACAGGATCATTAGCTAACGTTGTCAACTTAAGACTATCAGCAATTTTTGAGTCACCAGAAGATAACATCATACGCCTAACAGAACTAGGTGACACAAGGGTAACTGAAGATGGTAATGTAAGAGTTGCCAGTGATGCATCTCCTAACAGTGTATACGGTACAATTAATGCTGACGGATTAGTAAGACCATTCGCAGCTACAGCTTACATCAAAGAGAATGGTATCTGGAAAGAATTTGACCCATACGTTAAATGGGGTGGTGATTGGACTTTACCTGAGAAAGTCTACAAGAATGTTTCAAACAGATGGAAGAGGGTCTACTAAATGGCTAACATTAAAATATCCGAGTTACCAGCAGCCAGTGCAGGTACAGGTACTCAAGAGTTCGAGATTAATGATGGTGGTACATCCCGTAAGTTGACAGGTGCTCAACTCCTGACGTATTTAGCAGGTAACCATACCCACACACTTTCAGATATAACCGATGCTGGTACGGCTGCAGCATCTGCTACTACTGACTTCGAAGCAGCTGGTACATCAGTAGCATTAGCAATAGCATTAGGATAATAGATCAATGGCAAACTTATTTAAAAATTATACAGTATCATGTACTGACACATCAGAAACAACAGCATACACAGTTCCAGCTGCAACAACAGCAGTTGTCATCGGGTGTAACGTAGCTAACACAGGGGCTGCATCATTAACGGTAGACGTTAAGGTGGCAGGTAAGTATCTTGTCAAAGGTGCACCAGTTCCTGTAGGGTCAGCTTTGTCAGTCCTAGATGGTAAGATTATCGGTGAAGCAACTGACGTAGTTACAGTTACCTCTTCAGATGCAAGTGGTGACGTAGATGTTATCGTGAGTGTATTGGAGCAAACATAATATGGCTGGATATATAGGAAGTAAATCATCTGTCACACAAGTTGATGGATACACGGAAGCTGAAGCTGATGCTGAGTTTGTGAATGATCCTAATGGTGCTATAACAGTTAGTGGCTCTAATGTTGGTATTGGGGCGAGTTCGCCTGAAAGAGCCTTGCATGTAAACTCAGGCACTGGAAACAATGTAGCTGTTTTTCAGTCTACAGATGCAGATGCTCGTGTAGAAATAAGAGACAGTGGTTCTTCGCAAGGTTACAACACCATATCAGTAACAGCTAATGAAATGTACTTTGGTACTAACAACACAGAACGTATGCGCATTACCTCATCAGGACATATTAATATATCCACTGACGACAAACAGATATTTTGGGGTGCAGGGTCAACAGCTATAGACGCAAGTTCTTCTAATAATCGTATTAGGTTTTACACTAACAACTCAGAACGTATGCGCATCGACTCGTCAGGCAAAGTGTTGGTGGGTAAGACTGCATCAGGTATGACTGTTAATGGAGTAGAACTTAGAACTGGTGAAACAGATGATTATGCTTTTACAGCCACTTCTTTAAACCAACCTGTATTGTTGCTCAACAGACATACAGATGATGGTATGATTATAAGGATGCGTAAGGCTAACTCGGATGTAGGTAATATTGGTACTGCAGATGGTAATTTACTATATATATGCTCAAATGGAAATGGAATAAAGATAGCAGCTCCTTCGTCGGGTGTAGATGCTTTTGGACCTGCTACTACCACTGGTAACAATAGAGACAATACAATGGATATAGGTTGGTCTTCTAATAGATTCGACGATATCTACGCAACCAACGGCACAATCCAAACATCTGACTTCAATGAGAAGCAAGACATAGCATCACTTACAGCAACAGAAATGTTAGTAGGTAAACGCCTGTCATCATTGTTTAAGACATTCAGATGGAAAGACAGTGTAGCTGAGAATGGAGCTAACGCTAGAACTCATACAGGTGTCATAGCCCAAGACGTACAGGCGGCTTTTACAGCAGAAGGTTTAGATGCTGGTGACTACGCATTGTTTATCTCAAGCACATGGTGGGAAACACAAACAGAAGTACCAGCAGTTGAAGCTGTAGCTGAAGTAACTGATGAAGACGGCAACATAACTACAGAAGCAGTTGAAGCAGTAGATGCTTACACTCGTACTGACACATACGAAATAGAAGATGAAGCACCAGAAGGCGCAACAAGTAAAACTAGACTAGGTATTCGTTACCCAGAGTTACTATCTTTTGTAGCCGCATATAACGAACAACGATTTGCTTCCATTGAGGCAAGACTAACAGCATTGGAGGCTTAGAATATGTCAGGTTACATAGGCACACAGCCAGTACCACAGGCCACACAGACAAGGGATAGCTTCACAGCTACTGCAGGGCAGACAACATTTGCTACTTCAGGCTATACTCCTTTGTATCTTGATCTTTTCATGAATGGAATCCACTTAGTAAATAATACAGATTACACAGCTACGAATGGCTCAGATGTTGTCTTAGCATCAGGTGCAGCAGCAGGTGATGTAGTAGAAGTTGTTGCCTATACCACATTTGTAGTGTCAGGTGTATCAGGTGGTGGTATGTTTAAAGGTGACAACGGAACAGTTGGAACAAGAGCAGGTGACATCTTTCGAGTTAATGAACAAGAGCTAAACACTAACACAACAATTGACGCAGATGAAAATGCTAGTGCTACAGGGCCACTTACTGTGGCATCGGGTATTACTCTGACAGTCAATGGAAACTTAACGGTGATATAGATGAGTACATTACAAGTCGAAAACTTAATAGGGCCAACATCTGGGTCTAATGCAAACAAGGTGATAATACCAAGTGGTCAAACACTTTATGCGGCAGGGCATGTTATACAGACTTTAACAGATGTTTCTGTTATAACTGAATCTACTACTTCCAAAGCATCTTCAAATTCCTTTGCAAATTCAAGTTTATCAATAACTATAACTCCAAAAAGTGCTTCATCAAAAATAATTGTGAGTGCAGTAGCAAGTACGGGTTCAAGTAATGGTGCAGATGGGTCTACTATTCTACGGATGATAAGAGATTCCACACCAATAGGTATTGGTAATGCAAGTGGTAATAGAATTAGAGCAGGAAGTGGGCGTGGTACTAGTAACCAAGATGGTAACACTATGCTTAATATACCACTACAAATAACAGACACACCTAATACTACTTCAGCAGTAACCTACACATTACAATTTGCTATACGAGGAACAGGCGCAGGAACTGCCTACCTTAACCGCAGTGGAAGTGATGCTGATAGTGTGGAGCATCAAAGAACATCATCATCTTTAGTGGTACAGGAGATCGCACAATGAGTACATTAAAAGTCGATAGCCTCGTTGAGAAGACCAGTGGCAATGGTGTGCATATTGCAGGGCATGTTATACAAACAGTGCAACAAACTGTCACTACAGGTAGTAATATAGCTAGTACATCATATACCGCAACTGGATTAACTTTATCTATTACACCAAAAGTTGCAACTTCAAAAATACTTGTGTTGGTAAGTCTGTCAGCAGAAACGTATCAGAACGGAAACTCTGGTCCTAAGTTTTACCTGCAAATTTTAAGGGGAACTACGGAAATTGCATTTAGAAGAAGTGATAGCTATGCAGGGACAGCCTCTAATGGGTATTACTCTTTTTCAGTACATGGAACTATGAACTACTTAGACTCACCAAGTACAACAAATGCTGTAACTTATTCCGTTAATGGAAAACTATCATCAACAGCTAATAGCACTAATCTTCGTTTACACGATGGTGGCTCTACCTCAACAATAACCTTAATGGAGATCGCACAATGACCAGTATAATAAAAGTCGATACTCTACAGAAAGCCAATGGTGGTACACCAACAGCGGCTGATTTAGGGATTAATACATCAGGTAATGTGTTACAGGTTGGTAATGCAGTTTTCACAGGTCACATGAGTATAGGCACTTATAATTATACTAATGTTACAAACCTAAGTGTAACACTTACACCTAAGTCAACAAACAGTAAATTTATATTATGTCCATCTCTCTCTATTTCTTGTGATTATTTTTCTATGGGCTTTCGCATACTGCGTGATAACAATACCCAAAGTGACTATATAGCATCAGGTGTTGAAAGTAGAACAGCAACAACAGCCCATATAAACCCATACAAATCTGGAGACACTGGGGGTACAAACTCTTACCAAGCCTTCTATATGAGTGGTGATTACGCAGACAATACATCTGCATCTGATACAACAACTCCTATAACATGGCTGATACAAGCAAGTTGTTACAATGGTGGAGCTATCAATAGAGGTAAATCTGAGGCTAATAATAGTGCATACTATCAATCAGTATCTTCATTTGTAGTGTACGAAATACAAAAATAACGGCTAAAGGAGGCCAAATAAAATGACAACAATATCAACAGCATTATCAGAGTTGGGTGTTACAGAGTGGGTACTCCGTGGCGAACCAACAACAGAAGCTGAGTTCACAACCATGTACGCCAAAGTAACAGGCGCAGATGCAAATGGTTCAGCTATTGAGAGCCAAGACCCATCTGATTGGGGTACAACTTGGTCGGCAGTATCAGCTAAGAAAGATGAACTTATTGCGGCTGAACCTATGAAGCTACTCAGGGCAGAACGTGATCGTTTGATTGCAGCTACTGATTGGTGGGCAGGGTCTGATCATACAATGACTTCTGCACAGACTGCATACAGACAAGCACTACGTGACATTACATCAAGTGCAACTTCACTAGATGATGTGACTTGGCCTACAAAACCATAAGGAGTAACTTATGACTAAAGCTAGACAATTAGCAGACTTGGGTAACGCCTATGACGATGGGGCTTTGTCGAACAGAAATCTTATAATCAACGGTGCTATGCAAGTGGCACAACGTGGTACATCAAGCAGTTTATCTAGTGGTGCAATATTTCTTATTGACAGGTTTCAAACTTATGAAGGTACAGGAGGTAGTCTTAATATAGAGCAGTCTACTACAGCACCTGATGATTTTTACTATTCATCAAAATGGACAGTTACTTCCGCAGATACTAGTTTAGCTAGTGGAGAACAGGCATGGGTACGCCAACGTATCGAAGGTAACAACATGGCGCACTTGGGGTGGGGAACATCTTCAGCTAAAACAGTAACTTTGTCATTTTGGGTAAGATCAAGTGTCACTGGAACTTTTGCAGGATCATTCCAAAACTCTGACGGAAATCGTGTCTATCCATACACATACTCTATCTCAAGTGCAAATACTTGGGAGCATAAGAAGGTAACTCTGACAGGTGATACTACAGGTACTTGGTTAAAGACCAATGGTAATGGCTGTACTATCTACTGGAGTTTTGGCATGGCTACTAATTTGCAAGGCACAGCAGGTGCTTGGGCGGCCTCTAGTGCAAGAACTGCATCTGGTGAAACACAGTTAATAGCAAACAACGGCGCAACCTTTTATCTTACAGGAGTCCAACTAGAGGTCGGCGACACTGCAACTCCATTCGAGCATAAAAATGTAGGACAAGAACTATTGGCTTGCCAGAGGTATTGTTGGAGGGTGACTAAAGAGACAACCTTTCATAATGTAGTGAATATGGCGGCTTATAATGCAGTGGTCGCTTACGGCGTTTTGAACTTCCCTGTAAAAATGAGAACAAGTCCCACGTTTACACATTCTGGTGTCGGGGACTTTGTTGTGACAGGGCAAGCCAACGATAGCTCCTGTACTAGCTTAGTAGGGTTTGAAATTGCGACAAATAATCTTCAACTAGGGGCTAACGGAAGTGGTTCACTTACGCAGGGCAGTGCCTACTGGGTAAGATTTACCAGCAGTAGCCCTACAGGTAGTGAGTTTTTTCAGCTTGATGCGGAGTTATAATCATGGAAAATCATATGAACATTACAACGGCACAATATATTGCTAACATGGGTAACAGCAACTCAGGCATCCACGCAACAATAGACGGACAAGAGATGTTTGTCCCACTAGACTCAGCCAATCGTCACTACGCAGAGATACTCAAGCAAGTCGAAGCTGGTACTTTAACTATTGCGGATGCTGAGTAAAGAAACTTTGAGGTTGACAACCGTAATCAACTTGGGGTATAATGGCAACAATAGACCAAATAAGACAAGCAGCTGAGACTGACTTAGCAACATTCATCAAACTGATAGCACCTGAACAAGTACTAGGGCAATGTCACGAAGATGTTTGTGATTGGTGGACAAGACCAGATCATAAGTCACATCAGTTATTACTGTTCCCTCGTGATCACGGTAAGTCAAGACTTATAGCTTATCGTGTAGCATGGGAATTAACAAAAGAACCAACTCTTAGAATCCTGTATATATCAGCAACAGCTAACCTAGCTGAGAAACAATTAGGATTCATAAAGGGTATCTTAACTTCTGAGATATACACAAGGTACTGGCCAGATCATGTCAATGCTGACGAAGGCAAACGTACCCGATGGACAAACTCAGAGATTATGCTAGACCATCCTGATCGTAAGAAAGAAAATGTTCGTGACCCATCTGTTTTTACTGGCGGCCTTACTACTTCTCTTACAGGGATGCACTGCGACATTGCTGTACTCGATGATATAGTCGTATACGAGAATGCGTACACAGGTGAAGGCAGAAATAAAGTTAAGAGCCAATACTCTCTTTTGTCATCCATTGAGGGTGCTGACGCAAAGGAGTGGGTCGTAGGTACTCGTTACCACCCAGCTGACTTATATAACGATCTTCTACAGATGACAGAAGACTTGTATGATGATGACGGTAATAAGACAGGTGATGACAACATTTATGAAATCTTTGAGAGGCCAGTTGAAGATAGTGGTGATGGTACAGGGCAGATGTTATGGCCTCGTACTCAAAGGAAAGACGGTAAGTGGTTCGGGTTCGACATACGAGTCCTAGCTAAGAAAAGAGGACAGTACTTAGACAAAGGACAGTTTAGAGCACAGTACTACAATGACCCAAGTGATCCTGATAATGTACCTGTAGGTCGTGATAAGTTTCAGTATTATGACCGTAAACACCTAAGACAAGACAATGGGTACTGGTTCTACAGAGACAATAAACTTAACGTATATGCAGCAGTTGACTTCGCATTTAGTTTATCTAAGAAAGCTGACTATACAGCTATCGTTGTCATAGGAATAGATGCTGAGAATAATGTGTATGTGTTAGATATTGACAGGTTTAAGACAGACCGTATATCTGATTACTTCCAACACATATTTGATTTGTCAACCAAGTGGTCATTCCGTAAGATGAGAGCTGAGACAACAGTAGCTCAGGTTGCAATCGTTAAGCAGCTAAAAGAATTAGTCAAACAACACGGTCTATCTATAAGTATAGAAGAGTACAGACCTAACAAGAACCAAGGTAATAAACAAGAACGTATAGCTTCAGCTTTAGAACCTAGGTACGACAACCTTAGTATGTGGCACTACAGAGGTGGTAATACTCAAATACTAGAGGAAGAGTTATCCTCTCGCAACCCACCACACGATGACGTAATCGACGCATTGGCCTCTGTGGTAGACATGGCTATAAAGCCCTCACGTAGTGTAAGACGTACACGAGATAACGTTGTACAATTTAATTCAAGATTTGGTGGAGTTTCCTTCTAATGGCTGGCACAACAGTTGACATCGAAAATATTATTAATCCCCACAGTGTAGCAGTTGACATTGCAGACCGTTGGACATCATGGAATAATTCTAGAAAACCTAAGCTAGAGGAATGGAAAGAGTTACGTAACTATATCTATGCTACAGATACTCGTACAACATCTAACTCTAAGTTACCTTGGACTAACAGTACGACAACACCTAAGCTGACACAGATAGCTGACAACTTACATGCTAACTACTTCTCAGCTTTGTTTCCACAGAAACGTTGGTTCAGATTCGAAGCTGAAGACCAAGAGTCTAACACTAAAGCTAAACGAGATGTCATCCAAGCCTATATGGATAACAAGGTTCGTCAGTCCAACTTCGAGAATACAACAAGCAAGATACTCAACGATTACATCCAGTATGGTAATTGCTTTGCTACTATTGATTTTGTCAAAGACTATACAACGTATGAGGATGGTGAAAGGGTTGTCAACTACATAGGCCCTAAGCTAGTACGTATATCACCTTTCGATATTTGTTTTAATCCATTAGCACCTGACTTCGATAACTCCCCTAAGATTGTCCGATCTATTATGACAACAGGTGAGATCAAACGTAAGATTGCTGAAACAGTTGACAACAAGTACATGGAAGAAATCTTCGATAAGATGTTGGTCAACCGTTCAGCTGCGAGTGGTAACGATGTTGACGTAGCTAAGTCACAAGCATTTATTGCAGATGGGTTCTCATCCCTACAGGAATATTATGAGTCTGAGTATGTTGAAGTCTTAACATTTTACGGTGACATATATGACCAAGATACTGATACATTCCACAAGAACCGTATCATTACAGTTGTTGACCGTTCATACATCCTCACCAATGAACAGAACCCTAGCTGGTTAGGTAAGTCACCTGTCTTCCATGCTGGTTGGAGAGAACGACCTGACAACCTATATGCAATGGGTCCTCTTGATAACTTGGTAGGTATGCAGTACCGTATTGACCACTTAGAGAACTTAAAGGCTGATGTCTTTGACCAGATCGCATACCCTATCCTTAAGATACGTGGTGACGTTGAGGACTTCGACTTTGAACCAGCTGCTCGTATCTACTTAGGTGATGAGGGTGATGTTGGTTACCTAGTGCCTGACTCAACAGCACTTAATGCTGACTTCCAGATTCAAGGTTTAGAGAACAAGATGGAGATGTTAGCTGGTGCACCTCGTGAAGCTATGGGTATACGTAGTGCAGGTGAGAAGACAGCCTTTGAGGTACAGTCCTTAATGACAGCTGCAGGTCGTATCTTCCAGCACAAGACAGCTCACTTTGAACGTGTGTTCTTAGAGCCAATCTTAAATACAATGCTAGAAGCTGCCAGACGTAACATGGACTATGCTGATACGATCAGAGTACTTAACGAAGACACTGGCATATTCTTCTTTGAGCAGATAACAAAAGAGGACATAGCAGCTAACGGTAAGATCATCCCTATGGGTGCTCGTCACTTTGCTGAACGTGCTCAACGTGTACAGTCAATCACACAGCTGTACCAACTTAAACTACAAGACCCAACCATTGCTGCACATATGTCAGGTAAAGAGTTTGCTCGTATCTTAGCTGATGAGCTAGGTGAACCAGCCCTGTTCTCTGAGAATATAACTGTCATAGAACAAATGGAAACACAGAAGATTGCTACAGAAGCTCAGGTTCAATTCGAAGAAGAACAAGAGATTGCAATCGAGAAGGGCTTATAAATGAAGTCAGCTTGGTTTAACAAATGTAAAACTAAAGAAGAGAAATTGGCAGTTCGTCAGAGCATCATGTCTAACCGTGAGAGCCTAGAACGCCTACAAGAGATTCTTGAGCCTATGCGAAAGGATACCCTACCTACAGCAGACTATGACAGCCCCTCGTGGGCTTATAAGCAAGCTGACAGGATAGGATACAACCGAGCACTAACCACTGTGCTTGATCTTATCAACTTAAACAAGGAATAATATTATGGTATTTACTGAGGGAACTGAAACCACACAGACCACTCAGCCAGAGCAAACACAAGAAGAAACCTCACCACAGGGTTCTTTTTTGTCAAAGCTCGTAGAGGCAAAGGGAGAGAACTGGAAAGACCCTGAGGTTCTAGCTAAAGGTAAAATTGAAGCCGATGGCTATATCCAAACTCTAGAAGGTCAGTTGACACAAATGCGTGAAGACTTGAAGAAGAAAGAGTATCAGGAAGAAGTTCTTGAACAGCTCCAGAAAAAGGCCACTGAATCTACTGCAGTGAATAATGGAGTGCCCAACAATAACAACAGTAACACTGACGGAGAGAACACCACTCGTAACATCAGTGAGGAAGACCTGAAGAGCCTTGTTGAACAGACACTTACTCAACGTGAAGCAGATGCTGTCACTAAGACAAATCTACAACGTGTTGATGAGGAACTTGACAAAAGCTTTGGCACTAATGCTGAAGAGGTTGTTAAGAAGAAAGCTGCAGAGTTAGGAATGTCAATGGATCGTTTAAGTGAAATTGCTTCTGAATCTCCTAACGCCTTCTTCACTCTGATCGGTGAACCTAAGCCAACATTTAACCCTATGGTTAATGGCTCAGTACGCACTGAGGGTGTCAACATGCAAGTCTCGACGGATAGAAATTGGCAATACTACCAGAAGCTACGTCGAGAGAACCCTAACCAGTACTATGAACCTAAAATGCAGCAACAACTATTACAAGATAGAATGCGTTTAGGGGATAATTTCGGTAACTAAACTCTAAGAAAGGACTAGCACAATGGCTGGTATGATTTCCTCAAATGCTGATACACAGCGTTTAATCAGGGCAGAGGTTTATTCTTCTGAACTAAAAGACATCCTTCGGGATGAAATGCAAGCACAAAAATACGTGCGTATGCTAGATGGATTCCCAGATGGTGATTCATTTACAATCCCAACAATCGGTAAAACTGTAACTGCTAACTACACAGAAGATACACAAGTTGCATATACACCGATGGACACAGCTGAATTTGCTTTCACTGTAGACCAATACCTACAGTCTGCGTCATACTTGACAAAGAAAGCTGCACAAGATTCATTCTATAGTGCACAATTGGAAGCTAGATTTGTTCCTGAGCAAGAACGTGCTATCATGGAACACTTCGAGTCAACAACATTCTCAGCACCAGAAGTAGGTGTGTCAGCTAACTCAGCAGAAACTCTTGATGGTGTTGCACACCGTATCTCAGGTGGTAATGCTGGACGTTTAGAATTAGCTGACTTCGCATTTGCTCGTTATGCCTTGAAAAAGTCAAACGTTGCAGATCGTGGTATGGTTGCTATTGTTGATCCATCAGCTGAATACATGTTAAACACATTAACTAACATTACTAACGTATCAAACAACCCTAAGTTTGAAGGTATTGTAAGTGCAGGTGTTGCAACAGGTATGCGTTTCGTAGCTAACGTATATGGGTTTGATGTATACACATCTAACTACTTGAAGTCAACAGTAGCTGACGCAGCATTAGTAGAGAAAGATGGCTCAACAGCTAATGACTTCTCATCTAACAATGGTGTTGCTAACCTATTCTTCTCAGCTGATCCAACATCTAACCCATTCGTGGGTGCTTGGAGACAAATGCCAGAAGTTGACTATGAGTACAACAAAGACTTCCAACGTCATGAGTATGTTACAACAGCTCGTTACGGTGTTAAGAAGTACCGTCCAGAAGGTATCGTTACAGTAGTAACTAACCCTGACGTATAATTATCTATAAGGGGTGGGGCTTTAGTTAGCCCTACCTTACTTTTCTATTGACAGAAGTTTAAAACTACGGTATAATATATTTACCTTGGCAGGGCCAGTAGTATATACCCCTACGGAGAGATAACAATGGCTAACGTAAACCACAGTTCACTTACAGACCCCTACATTCACGAACCTAAAGGTACTGCAACGGCAGCTGCTGGTAGGGTATATGTAGCTAATGGTTCAGGGTCAGGTGCTTGGACAGCTAAAGAAACCTTAGTAGGTGAAACTCTTAACGGATACCTAGAGGATATCTCATCGGTTGAGACTGTACATATCCCAGTACCCTACGCAGGTACAATATCTAAAGTAATAACAGTTCTTGAAGGTGCAATCAGTTCAGCTGATGCCACAGTAGATGTAAAGAACTCTTCAGCTGCTTCTATGGGTACACTTACAATTACAGCATCAGGTTCAGCTGCTGGTGATGTTGACACCTTATCTCCTTCAACAAATAACACAGTTACAGCAGATAGTTTTATTACAGTATCTAGTAACGGTGCATCCACTAACCAAGCTAAACTAAGATTTACAATTGTATTGGATAGATCATAATGAAACGTACACTCCTAGAAATGGTTCAAAGCATTCTGAGTGATATGGACTCAGAGGATGTTAACGCAATAAGTGACACAATAGAAGCTCAACAAGTAGCTTCGGTAATTGAAGACGCATACTATAACATTGTATCAGCTCGTGACATACCTGAGCATAGGCAACTCCTAAAGCTTACCTCTTTGTCAGACAGTACAAGACCCACCCATTTTAAATACCCAGCTAACGTTAAGCAGATCGAGAGTATACACTACAATACATCAGCTGCAGGTTCTAGCTACAAGGCAATCTACTATATTGAGCCATTAGAGTTTATCCTTAAGATGGACGAACACTCACCTAACTCACTTAAGATTGCTGACAAACAGGGTAACACAGACCTGTTCGTTCTTAATGACATACAACCAACATACTACACATCCTTCGATGATGAACACATTGTAATGAACTCATATGACAGTACAATTGATTCTGTACTAGCAGCTGACAAGACAAGAGCATATGGTTCTGTTTATCCTACGTTCTCTATTACTGACTCCTTTGAGCCTGACCTAGATGACAACATGCTACCTTACCTTTTAGCTGAGGCTAAGTCTACCTGCTTCTCTTTATTCAAGAGTGGTTCAGACCCTAAGGTTGAGCAGTCAGCTAGACGTTTGAAAGCCTATGTGCAGAATGACATGCACAATACTAAGAAGGCAAACAAAAGACCAGTTTACGGGAGAACTTAATGTTAGAGTTCATTGAAGATACATCTAACCAAAGGTGTGTCTGTAAGTCAGATAAGATGGCAACCAACCTTATTATCGAAAAAGAACTAGGTGGATTTATATTCTTCATTGTCAAAGTAGAAGTAGGTACAGTACCTCACCAGTTAAACGGTAGGTACTCATCCATAGCTGAAGCTAAGAAAGCTGTCACGAAGTACTTGAGTAATAAAAGAGAGACTCAGGCAGTTCGGAGAGAGAACTTCAGCAAAGAGAGACAACAACGCAAGGCGGTAGAGAATGGCCCAAAGCTTAACACAAAAGACAGTTAACAACTTTGTCAAAGGTCTTATCACTGAGGCTGCTGAGTTAACGTTTCCAGAAGGTGCTTCTGTTAATGAGTTGAACTGTGATCTTCGACGTGACGGTTCACGGCGTAGGCGACAAGGTGTAGCTCTAGAGAGTAACAATGTTCTGTCATCCTTTACCATCAGTGACTCCGAAAGAGTTAACACAGGTAACTGGGTAAACGTTGGTGGTAATGCAGCTCTTGAGTTCTTAGTGGTGCAAAAAGGCAACACTCTATATTTTTATAATAAAGCTGAACTACCGTACTCAGCACAGATACAAGGTGGTACTGTTAACTTATCTTCTTATGAGTTCTCAGGTTCATCAGGTGCTAACAACTCTAACTGTCAGTTTGCTAGTATTAATGGTAACCTTGTAGTATCCTCAGCTGGTATCAATACTATTGTTGTGTCATACAATGGTTCTAGTATATCAGTATCATCCATATCGTTTAAGGTCAGGGACTTCGATTGGCAGGGTGACACAGATACTTATAGCACAGAAGACAACTCACCATCTGCAGCTCGTACATACGATGCTAAGAATACAGGGTGGGGACAGAGTGGTGGTCCATCTGATTTCACTAAGCCTCTGACACACCCTTGGTATGCAGGTAAGGATCAAGACGGTAACTACGACGAAGCTGAATGGGATAAGGTATTTGCTGGTACAACCTTAACTGGTAATGGTCACTTCATACTAGACTTCTTTAGTAAAGTACGTAGTGGTCTAGCTACTGAAACAGAATCATCTCGTTTTAAATCCGTTGCATCATTCTCAGGTCGAGTGTTCTATGCAGGTCTAACAAGTGCTAAACATGCAGGTACAATCCTGTTCTCTCGTCTTGTTGAAGACACAGAGGACTTAGGTAATTGTCACCAACAGAACGATCCAACAGCTGAGTATTTGTCAGACCTGTTAGATACTGACGGTGGTGTTCTAAACATACCAGATGCTGTTAACATACAGCTTCTATATCCTTTCCGTTCATCATTATTTATCTTTGCGGAGAACGGTGTGTGGCAGATTACAGGTGTTGATGGTATCTTCTCAGCCACAGCTTACGGTGTTAACCGTGTGTCTAACATAGGTTTACTTAATCCACAAACATTTATTCAAGCTGAAGGCTTACCTTTCTGGTGGTCACGTTTTGGTATTCATACACTAAACATTGACGAAGTATCAGGTCAGGGTTCAGAACAGAATATAACCATACCAACAATACAATCCTTTTGGGATAAGATTTCTACAGAAGCTAAGTCTAAAGTCACAAGTGTATATGACAATATAAACAAGAAAATATATTGGGCATATCCTGACAATGAGGAAGCTGTAGAGGCTAAGTTAAACAACATACTTATCTTAGACCTTACACTACAGGCTTTCTACCCTTGGAAAATAGCAGATGAAGCCTCTAACTCAGATGCTGTTGTAGCCCTATCATTCTACTCAGGGTT